CTTGTGGAGCCACTCAGGTGAATAACTTTCACCGAACTGTGTATGAGAACAAGATTCGACGTGTATATTGGACCGTGCAGTTTCTCTTCTTCCTCATTCTACACGAAAGTGTCGGATGGGGTGAAGACGAACCGCTCAACCCCCGTCAGTGTATCTCGAAAACATGAAGGATATGAATCCTTCTTCGAGGCCGCTGACGAGAAGCAGGGTAAGGTCAATACGCGATCTTCTTGGAACGACTTCGAGCATTTTAAGCGTCGAACGTTCCTTGGGAAAACGAGTAGTATAGCTATAGCCAACTGCAATTTTCTTGCAGGCGTTAGCTACTTCGATACCTTCCAGGTATCGGATCCTTTATGGAACTATTCGTCTGAGTCTTGGGGTCCGGCCGGGGTGCCCACTGGGCGCCTTCAGCCGCTCTATCAGCCGACACCCGGGGGCCACTTTGTGGTCCTCCCGTCGTCGGTGAATGATATGATCGCAGCTAGCCTAAGGGCTATGTTGCCGCATATCAAGAACGAGATGTCCTTAGTCAACAGCCTAATTGAGCTGAAAGACTTCAAAACTCTCGTTCGTGGAGGAGCTAAGTTACTTAAGAGGTTACAGCGTGCAAACGCGGACCTCTTACCGTTTCTGAGACAGCTAGAAATAGCTGCCAAGAAGAAGCGGCAAAAGATAACATTAGCTATGATCAAGCGTGGAGTGTCCGATGCTTTTCTCCAATGGGAGTTCGCATATCGTCCACTCTTATCAGACATAGCGGCATTCCGCAAAAGTCTGAGTACTGTCCAAAAGCAAGTGGCAAAGCTACAAGCTGAGGAAAGAAAGAAGCTCGTGCGTCACTATTATAGTGACTGCGGGCCTGGATACGGACCTATTACGGAGACCTTGCCGGTTAATTCAAATGCGTACAAGCGGTTGTTCTCGGGCATAATTTGCTCGGGGGCCGCTACCTTGTACAATCATTTGGGTTCGTCGACAAATACTCGTTCCGTGTCCTACAAAGCTCAATTCCATGCGGAGGTTGAGTATTCTTACACGTTCTCTAGTTTCCAACGAGAGAACGCAAAGATGCTTGGCCTTCTAGATGCACTCGGGGTAAATAATAACCCCGCAATCATCTGGAACGCAATTCCGTGGTCGTTTGTCGTTGATTGGGTCTTCGGCGTAAGCCGATGGCTTGATCAGTTTAAAACGGCCAATCTTGAGCCAGTAACGCTGATACACAGGTACTTATATTCAGTAAGCATACAAAGGGATACAGTTGTTCGCGTAAAAACGAACATCAATGCCCCTGTGCCACTGATGGAGTACGAAGCTGTCTCGTGTACCGAAAATGCGTTTAGGCGTGTTTCTGGGATCCCGGGCCAGTATGCGAGTGCATTAACCCTGTCAGGCATTTCTTCTAAAGAAATGATCCTGGCAACTGCCCTAAAGGCGTCACGCCGATAGGGGATTAACAACACACTAGCTATAGTGGGTACGGGGTAATACTCGTGCTAAAATAGTTCAGGTTAGTATGTTTCCTGTTGCTCTTAACACGAACGAAGTAAAGAACTCCCTAGGTACGGAAGTTGAATTCCAACTCTGGGACAAACCGTCGCGAGGCCTGATTTACCAGAAAACTGGTGAATCGCCGGCCTATACCAGCCGTATTGGCGTTAATCACGCCGAGGTTGGTACTGGACTGAATAAGCGTCGCCGCTCCCGGCTCTACTGTGCCATCGAATCTCCAAATGAGGTCGATGCCACAGCGCCGAAGGTGACGAACTTGGTCTACGCAGTAGCAGATGTCCCAATCGGGGGCACCTTGCTATTTACCCAAATAACCCTGGCCATGGCGCACTTGAACTCGTTGCTGTCCTCGAGAGGGGTCAGCACGACAATTCTGTACGATGGCACGGGAGTTGGGGCGGAGAGTTTAATCAACGGCAGTCTTTGAGAAGACCCCGTTGTGTTCTTACACTCAATTACCATCTTTCACTCTTGACAACCCACTGGCCCTAGTACCGAACCGCTTACTCGTTTTGAGTAGCGGCAGTACGGAGCAGTGGTTTTTCGTTCATAATCCGTGCAGCTAAGCACGGTTAATCCCTAAAAAGGATATGAATCGTCAGGTGTGTAAAGCCATACGGACGGGTTAGTATGCGGCTCTGTTCGAGAGATTTATCTCCTCTCGACACTGGGACCTAATAAGTCCTACCGCCTCTATTAACCTAACCGTATGGTCCTTCCAACTCGGAAGGATTAGCTGATGGTGACCTTAGTGTTTCTTGGATCATGTACAGAGCGAACATATGCTTAAGATAAGTAACCAATAAGGTACTCATGAAAAGCTTAAGCTATCCTAAGATAGCTGCCGCCCTGCTATGTGATGTTCAAACGTTACACAGTAGTGCATTCACCGCATCGGCTCTCAGTAAGACCTTGCAAAAGGTTGAAAAGAGAGTCGCTAAAGAGGGTTTAGGATTTCTAACGAAATCCCTGCCCCGTTTGGGCAAAGGCCTAGATAAGGCCCTTGCTGAAGTCGAACCGTTGGACGCTGCTGCATTGGGGTTTACTCCAATGCCTGACAGCAAACTCCCGCTTTTCATGGGGGAGTTATTCCAGACAGTTCTGGCGAAAGACGGATCAGTCCTTCCACGTGCTGATGTAATCAGCGTCAAGTCATTGCGACAAGTGCTCTACGCTTTTTACAAGCTTGAGCTCGCATATGACTCCGAGACCGAACAAAACGTCATTAGTAAGTTCAAAGGAACTGAGGATGAAATTAAGCACCACTCAATTAACTTTGCTCATATTGCAAACGTTATTTCAGATTGTGGTCCCCTGGCTTATGAAGGTATTAGACCTTCCTGGGCTGGTAAGACCATTCATGAAGCTCGGAAAACTCTTAGTAGAGTTTTTCAGTCTTTTGATCCTCTGAACATACATCCACGGCACGGCCCTGGAGCAGTCTCTACAAAAGAGAAGCTCTGGGATAAGTACCAGTGGACCAGTATCCCTCAGCGGATCACAGAAGTTTATCCTTTAGATGCGTTCTTTTTTGCATCTCTTGGGCACGTCTGTGATTCGATCGGCGAGATTCAAAGAATCGTCGACGACAAGGAGATCTTCGCGCGAGTTGTACTCGTTCCGAAGGACTCCCGTGGGCCCCGTCTCATCTCGATGGAGCCACTGGCTTTCCAGTGGATCCAACAAGGTTTGAGCCAGGCCATGGTGTCACATGTGGAGCGTAACCACCTCACAAAGTGGGGTGTCCGCTTCACAGACCAGAAACCGAATCGTTGGGGTGCCCTACTTGGGTCCCAATCCGGTAAATACGCGACCTTAGACCTCAATGAGGCCTCTGACCGCGTAACAGTTGGTCTTGTTCGTCTGCTGTTTCCTGAACCCCTTCTGGGTTGTCTGGAAGCTTGCAGAAGTTTAGGAACTGAGCTCCCTGATGGAGACAGAGTAATATTCCATAAGTTTGCGCCCATGGGGTCAGCACTTTGCTTCCCCGTTCTCGCACTCACTGTGTGGTCTCTGCTTACATCGGGCTTAAGAGCTCTTGGCGCGCACGTCGATAGTGATGACGTGTACGTGTACGGTGATGATGTGATAGTCCCGACCGAAATGGCCGAGAACGCTATCTGCATACTCGAAACGTTTGGTTTAAAGATAAACCGCGATAAGAGTTGCACCAAAGGATTCTTTAGAGAATCATGTGGAATGGACGCCTTTCGGGGCGAACCTGTTACACCCGTCCGTTTCCGGACGCCTTGGACATCCCGCCGCTGCCCTGATGCGTTGGTGAGCTGGTGTGAATACGCCAACTCCTTGTATCAGCGTAAGTACTTCAACTGCTACGATCTAATCGCAGGAAGCTTGTTATCCATTTATGGTAACATCCCTTCGAAGGATTGCGGACTATCCGCCCCTTCCCTTGAAGAAGTACCCGGTAAGTGCAAGTGCACTAACACCCGCCAGAATTCTGACCTGCAAAGGAAAGAATGTCTGGTCTGGGATGTTAGGCCTAAGTCGACTAAGCGTGAAATCGATGGCTGGAGAATGCTCCTCAGATTCTTTACTGAGGCTAATTCTAGCTATGAACTTCACCGCCGACGCCTACCAAGTGAGCCCCAAAGGCCACTCGCACTGCCTCTAACGGACCCCACAACTTGGGGTCAATTAACGAAGGAGGCTTTCCGTGTCAGAGAGTACACCTTTCGCAAGCGTAACAGCTTACGTAAGTGCTGGAGGCATTCCTCCATATGGACCGCCAAAACAAACCCTTCAGTCGAAAGACTTTGGGCTAAGTTTGACGATTCACTTATTAAGGATTCCTTGTGACCATCAATCTTCTATGCGGATTTGTCCGCGGTCGAGTGAGAGTCTCTCGGAATACCTGGTTAGACTGCAAACAGAAACTCGTCGAGCCATTAGGCTCGGGGCGTTTCCTAGTGCAGTCGTTCCGCACAAACGAAGTTGCTACGAGTGTAGCATCTTGTTCGAACGACATTAGTGGATGCACAACCGAAGTTAACGTTTCCCCCACGAAGGCTCGAAAGAGCTTCTGTGGGTTTACGCTAGCTAGTAGGTAAGCAGACACTTGTGGTATTCAACCAAGTGCCTTGTAAAGGCAGCTGATTAAATGGTAGTTCTCCGTAAGGAGATCGACCAGGCCAAC